TAGCTACTGTAAGTTGAGTAGTAGTAGCGGTTCCTAGAGCCGTGCTCGCTGATTGACCTGTTAAAGTTTGTAAAGTAACAGGAGAAACGGTTAAAGTACCTAAAGCGGTAGTGGCTGATTGACCTGTTAAGGTCATTGTAGGATTGGATGAAAAAGCTAAAGTTCCAACTGCTCCTGTAGCTGATAATCCTAATCCAACCAAACTACCATTCGTAAGTTGGGTAGTTGTAGGAGTTCCTAAAGTAGTACTCGCTGATAAACCTGTTAGTCCTATGGAATGATCATCAATAGATACATTACCATATGAAGATATAAGTGATTGTCCGGCTAGTGTAAATGTAGCGTCAGATTTTGTAGTTAATGAACCAACAGTAGATGTCGCTGACAGACCTGTAAGACCCATCAATTGATCTGGAATTGATGCCAAACTTCCAAGAGTTGTTGTAGCTGATAAACCTACTAAAGTATATTGGGCCGCGTCAACAGAACCCCAACCATTTTCTCCCCAGTTAAGTGTGCCCCAACCAGGTTTTGCTTCTGTTGTTAAAGTTCCAAGAGTTGTTGTAGCTGATAAACCAGTAAGAGTTATTGTATGATCAGAAAGATCACCCCATTCAGAATCACCCCAAGATTTTGCACCCCAGCCTGTTGCTAATGGTGTAGCTTCATTCCACTGAGCTTGACCCCAGGTTAATCGGCCCCATCCTGAGTCAACAGCCATGGTGACTCCTATGCTATTTGAATTATTGCGTTGCCTGCTGTTTGCGCTGGAAATTCAACTGTAAATGTACCAGAAGTTACGGTTTTATCCGCACCAAAATTAATTGCACATACCGCTTTGTTTGAATTTGTTGAATTATAAATTAAACAACCTCTGGCTGTGAATGATGCAGTTGATCCCCAACTTGTGCTGGCAAATAAACAACATGCAGTATCACCAGATAATACCGGTGTTGTACTCGTTAAAGTATTTCCACCACTTGTATATCCTGAACCTGTTGTTGTGACTTCATATGTACTTGTAGGATCTGCACTTGGAGTAGTTGCTGCTGCCCATGCAGTTGTTGATTTACTTAAAGTCGCACTATTGCTTGAATACAAAGCTATTTTAAATGCGTCTGTACTGCCAGTAAAATTGTGACCTTCTACTAAAATTTCTTGTTTGAAACTATTACAAATTGCTGATGTTATTGCCATAAAAATCTCCTAATTATTGAGGCGGTGACTCGATTGGTATTCTTATTGTACCATCCGTGTAATCGTCTCGTCTTCTTCTTCCAATTTGCATTGATGCAAACGTTTGTATTTCTTGTTTATACTTTTGTTCATATAATGTCAACATATCTGCTGGTCCTTTTAAAAATCCATAAGCTTCTGTCAAACAGGCATATAATAGCCCTTGAGGGAAGTACCTACTAATATAGGTTCCAGAAGTATTAGTTCCTAAACCTGTAGGCACTGCATTACAATAAATTCTATATATATAATTAACGTCAGGAGTAGGTGCTAAATAGATAGATCCTGAAGTAGTGTCGGTTATTCCTGTTGCTCCTCCAAACATAGCATAATATTTAGGTTTACCTGTAACATCAGCTCCTGAAGTTGTGGATCCTTCTGGACCCGTTAATCTTCCTACATATTCAGTTAGGAAAGTTTGATCACGTCTTTCTAACCATGTACCCATTTCCGTAGAATTAGTAGCATTAAAAACTTGAACACCTCTAACAAATAAAGTTCCAGCTGGAACTCTAATATTATCAACATCTGCAGCCATGGTTCCTTCATCTACAAATCTATCCGAATCCATAGGTAAATCATTATTGATTCTAAATTCTGCATTTTCAATAAATCTGCCTAGAGTAGCACCACTAAAAACAGTACTGTCTACTTCCGTATAGTTTCTAATGTCAGCTTCTAATGCTGAAAGTGTATATCCTGCCATTATGCTTCTATGGTTACCGGTCCAACGGACACTGGATAACCTCCTCCTTGTATTCCACCTGTTGTAGCTGTATCAGTATTCACAACAAAATAAAACCAATCTGTTACAAAATCTGTATCTCTAGCACCAGAGACATATTTTCCTGTAGTTATAGCATAACCTGCGGCTAAAGCAATTTTAGCTCCTGTAATTCCATCCCAGCTTTCTGGGTTCGCATATTTTCCCGCTGTCGTTGGCATTCCTCTAAAACGATAAGTATCCCCATTAGTTAAACCATGGTTTGGTACATTAACATTTATATAAGCAGATCCTGTACCATAAGTTGTAAAAGGATTAAAAGGCATTAACTGTGGAACAGCTGGAGCAGTTCTTGAAGGTCTTGCATGTTCTAAACCTTGAGGATCAGCTCCTATTGGATGAGGTTCTAATTGAGGTTGTTTAACTTCAAATTCAGAAGTATGTACCCACGCACCAGTCCATTCTTTTACCATTTCTTTATATGGAAATGCCACACCAGACCTGTCTGATATTGCAAGTGCTCTTCTACCTTTTGAAAATCTAGCCATTATTCTTTAAACCCTTTATGTTTTAACCATTTTTTAATATTTTTATCTGGTGCTGAAGAAACAGTAGAATGAGTATCAACATCCATAATTTTACTTTCATCATCTACAGTAATTTTTTTACCTTCAATATCTTTCATGGTAACTTTTTTATCTTTTAATTTTAATCTTTTTTTTCTGCTTTTTTTAATTACATCTAATACTTGATCTTTTCTTCCAGCTGCAGTTTTAGACATTATTTTTTTAATAGCTCCCATTCCTTTAGTTAATAATGTCATTATTTATCCTTCTTTTTCTTCTTAAGCTTAGTCTTTACTTTTTCATATGCTATTTTTCCTCCAAGCACAGCTGCACCCGCAGCATAAAGTGGTTTATTAGTTTTTGGGTGTGTTATGCCTCGTTTGGCTGATTTAAGTGCTTTTCTTATTACTCCCATTCCTTTAGTAATTAATGTCATATGTTTGGATAATAAGTTTTAGGGGTTATATAAGTACTAGCCGCAGAACCATCTTCTGCCAATGCTCTCGCAAATTCATCTTCGTATAATAATTTTAATTCTTGTGTTCTTTGTGGTGCAAACTTCATAGATAAATAATATGATAATCCTGACACCATTGGTGGAATAAATCTATAAGGAGTATTTGTTGCATTTGTAAATGTTCCAACATCCTGAATTCTTTGGACATAATAAACATTTAAATAATTAGATGCTGCTGTTGAATTAGGTAAAGGATAAATTGTAATAGTAACTTTATCTATAAATCTTTGAACCCAATATTGAGAAGGTGTTCCAAGTGATGCTTTATTTGCTGTTGCTGAATAAGCGTCTCTTGCAACTTTAGTTAATCCAATATCTGATTGAGAAGTGGTATTATAATTTTGTCTGTAAGTAACATTTAAAATATCTGTAATACCATAGATATTAGTCACAGGAACAGTGGTTGCTTGAGGGGGCTCCGCGCCTCCTGGAACATCGGTTGAATTTCTATAGAAAGTATAGGTACCTGATCCTTCTGCTGTAGCATCTACATTGGTAGAAGAACCTACTATTAAATTAATATTAGTATTTCCTACTTCCCAAAAGTGTACACCTCTATTACCCCATTCTTGAAAAAGAATATTTAATGATCTTCGTGCTGTTTTAAGTTGATGACCTGCAGAACCTACTAAACCAATACGTTCATACGCATCGGCTATAATTTCATCTATAGAAAAGTCCTGGTCAAAACTATATGCTCCAGAAGTAGTGTTTGCCATTATAATTCCTATCCATAAAAGAACGTAACCATGTCAACAGTCGCTAACGTTGCTTTTGCCGATGTTGCACAATAAAGACCAGTTCCTGGAAAGAGGACAGTTTTTACTACCGCTGTTGTTGCACCTGTAGGCACATCAAAAACAGCAAGAGATGTAGTATCATCTAAAATAGTAATAGTTCCTGCCGCATTATCATTTACATAGTAAAATCCTAATACTCTAGCCGGACCTGCAAAAATAGTTCCTGTCGCAGCAAGTCTAGTTGTTTTTATATCTACGGGATATCCCATAATTTTCTCCTTAAAAAGTGCTCCCGAAGGAGCACTTTAATTATTAGTTATTAACCAACGTTAACGTTTTGAATATATCTAACCGTTAACCAACCTTCACCTGCTCCAGTGTTAGTGTTTGTTAATAATATTCTTCTATCCGTTGTACCAATGTCTGCCCATGCATCAACTCTTGCTTTGCTAGCTCCAGCTGTAATTTTAATGATACCTAAAGTACCACCAGCTACGGCTCCCGCTGCTGTAAATGCAGTTGCATCACCTACATAGCCTAAGCCAGTTGTAGATGCTCCACCACTCCATATAACACTTACATATAAATCTGCAGCAACCAATTGGCTGTTTGCAGGGATTATAATATCTGTTGAAGTACCTGTAGCTGTTTGATCCACTGCTACAGTTTGTGCCATTAACACATAGCCTGTGTTTTTCATATCCGAACCAACAGTAGTACCAGTAGTATTTTTAATACCTCCGGCTAATATTGGACCCGAAAAAGTTGTATTTGCCATAATATTCCTCCTAGAATATTTAAATGTAGTCCCTAGGGGATGTCGACTATACGCGTCTACATTTAAGTTTTATTAAAGTTTGTATAGTGATTTATTTATACGCTAAATTTTAGTACAGCGCAAGGTATCCCTGGGAAAAAGATTGATTTTTGATAGCGCTTAAGTGGCTATCGAAACTTCGGCCTTGGCGGCGTCTACTTTGGTTTGAAGCGTTTGTTCTTCAAACTCTCTGGCAATGATTTCTTTAACAATTTCCTGAATTTTTTTATCAATGTAGGACATGTTAATATTATATTTGCCCTCCTTCAGGTGCTCCTGTTGCCACTCTAACTCCAAGGACCGTTTTGTATTGTATAGTTCTTGTGTCATCTATAACCTCCTCATAGGTTATTCTCTTGGGAGTGTGTCTAAACATTCCCGTTGATTCCCATTTTATACTTTTTTCTCCTAGCTTGTCAAGGATTGATTTTTCAATGGCAAGGGCATTATCTTCCGCTAAAATTTCAAATTTAGCGTGATAATCGTATGCCCAAATATTTATGAGGAATTTTTTCATATTATCACTGTATTTTTAAAATGAGGCGGAATTGTGTTCCGCCTCATTAATTAGTTGTGGTTACGCACCTTCAACGCCGAAGATACCTCTAAAGTCAGAACAGCCGAAACTGTATCTTTCTCTAGCTTTGTATCTAACGTTACCAGTATCAAAGTCTCCTTCCATTGATGTACTCAATGGAGTTCTTGAAAACATTTTCATACCGTTTGGAACGTCTGTAATGATGTACCAAGAATCAGCATCAGTTAAAAAGTTATTAACTCTATAACCTTGTGGGATCATTCCCATACTGTTGATTGCATTGATGTCATTATCAGCTGTCTGAGTTCTACCTTGAGATTTCATCAATCTCTCAGCATTGAACTGA